GGGGAGGGCGAAGCAGGACATCATGGTCAACCTCGCGACGGGGCTCTACCGCCAAGAGAAGTTCCTGGTGGCCCTCTCCGAGTGGAACGCGACGTATCGTCTCCACGGCCTACAAGAGACCCTCATCCCGACGAACCGGAGATACGCGAGGGGCGACTACTCGCTCGACGTCCGCTGGCAGGACCTCTCTCCGTCGGGGCGGCTCGCCCTCCTCAAGAGCGAGGTGGGGCGCTATATCGTCGAGGACTTCGTGGCCTCGTTCATCCAGCTCTGGGCGCAGACCTCGGCCGATCACTCGACCCTCTCTCTCTACGTCCAACAGCGGGCGAAGGCGCTCTTCTCGCCGGCGGCCCAAACCTCGCACTTCGCCGACCTCGATACGATGATGCCTCCGGCGGCGCGTCAGGTCATCGATACCCTCCTCAAGGAGATGTACGACCAAACCCAGGCTCGTCTACTGGAGTTCGAACAGAAGGCGAGGAGGACCCTCGGCGAGTGGCAGCTCTCCAAGTCGCCCGGGTTCCCGGAGTACGTCCCGCTCTACCGGGGCGTCCAGCTCGACCCGGACAACCTCCCGCCCGAGTTCGAGGGGGTCGGCGAGGGGGGCGGGCTCGTCGAGATGGCCCACCAGCCGCTCTCGTCCTGGTCAACAAGCGCGCGTGTGGCCTACAACTTCTCGGGGGAGCGGTCGGGCTCGTACGTCTTCGCCGCCCTGATCCCTCGGGAGTGGATCGTCGGGACGTCGAGGAGCGGGTTCGGCTGCCTCGGCGAGGAGGAGTTTGTCGTCGCCTGCCCAAAGCCTTTCAAGGTCTGGGTATACCGTACGGGGTAAAGGAGGACAAACGATGCCTTTCAATCCGGACGCTCTCCCGCGGAACGCCGATTGGCTCCGGGTCGTCGCCTGGGACCTCCCGACGACCGCCGAGGACTTCCTGGCCTTCCTCGGCGAGACGCGCGATCAACAAGTCGCGAAGTGGGTACAGTTTCAACGGCTACCGGCGATCGAGGCGATGCCGCCGGACCTACGGCGCGAAGTCGAGGCGATCCTCGCGTCTTGACACCAGAAGCGGAGGCGGCCAGAATGACGGTCGAGGCTACCGGCGCCCAGGGCGGCGCCGAGGCGATCCCCGGCTCGCAGGGGACGGTACCGGGAGCGGCGGACGCTCCCGAGGGGACCGCGGCACCTGACGCCGCTACCGGCCAGTCGGCCGAGACGACGCTACCTCCCGAGATCGTCAAGCTCCGCAACGAGACGGCCGCGCTCCGGCGGCAACTCCAGGCGCTCCAGAAGCAGGCGAAGCAGGAGGCGCAGGAGACGCTCACGGAGGCGGAGCGGATCGCGGCGGAGAAGGCGGCGATCGAGGCGGAGAAGGCGGCGCTTGAGCGAGAGCGGCGGGTCTTCGGGCTCCGCCAGGCGGCCCTAGCGGCGGCCTCTCGGGCGGGCGCTATCTACCCAGACGTAATCGACGCCCTCCTCGTCTCTCGGATGGACCAGATCGACTTCGACGACTCCGGCCGACCACAGAACGTCGACGCCCTCGTCGCCGAGCTTCGGAAGACCCACCCGGGCCTCTTCCGGGCTCCGGCGGGGACGGCCGACGGCGGGGCGGGGACCTCGTCCCGGCCGGCGGCGGGCGGGATGAACGAGTTCATCAGGCGAGCGGCGGGGCGGGGCGGCTAGCCGGAAGGAGGCGGCCATGCCGTACAACTCGATCATCACGCGTTCGGAAGCCGACGCGCTCATCCCGGACGAGGTCTCGCGGGACATCATCCAGTCCCTCCCGACCTCCAGCTTCTGTCTCGCGACCTTCCGCCGGACTACGATGTCCCGGAAGCAGGTCCGCCAGCCGGTCCTCTCGGCGCTCCCGGTCGCCTACTGGGTCAACGGCGATACCGGGCTCAAGCAGACGACCGAGATGGCCTGGGCAAACAAGTACCTCGTCGCCGAGGAGCTTGCGGCCCTCGTCCCGATCCCCCAGGCGGTCCTCGACGACTCCGACTTCGACATCTGGGGCGAGGTCCGGCCGCGGATCGTCGAGGCGCTCGGGAAGGCCCTCGACCAGGCGATCATTTTCGGCGTGAACAAGCCGTCTACCTGGCCGGCGGCGATCATCCCGGCCGCGACCTCGGCCGGTCACGCCGTCGAGGCGAGCGGCGGGGCGTCGCCGCCCCAGGACCTCGCGGCCGACATCAATGACGTCATGGCGCTCGTCGAGGCGGACGGCTTCGATGTGAACGGCTTCGCGGCCGCTCCGACCCTCAAGGCGCAGCTCCGGGGGCTCCGGGACGCCAACAAGGGGCTCCTCTTCCAACCGTCCCTCACGGCCGGGACTCCGTCGACCCTCTACGGCGAGGACATCACCTTCGTCAAGAACGGCTCTTGGAACGCCTCGACGGCGCTCCTCGTCGCCGGGGACTGGACGCAGGGCATCATCGCCGTCAGGCAGGACGTCTCGTACCGCATCCTCGACCAGGCGGTCATCCAGGACAACACGGGGGCGATCATCTACAACCTCGCCCAGCAGGACATGGTCGCCCTCCGGGTCACCGCGCGGTTCGCGTTCCAGATCGCGAATCCGATCACGGCGCTGAACCAGAATGACGCGACCCGCTACCCCTTCGCGGTTCTGACTCCGTATACGCCGTAGGGGCGCGATGACGGACCGGCTCCCTCTCTGGCAGGGGCCTGACGGGACGCGGCGGCGGATGGGCGACGCCGCCGCCGCGGTCCTCATCCCCGACTGGACGAGGGTCGAGGAGGATACCGCTGATGACCGAAGCCGAGGCGCTGGCGATCCTCCGCCAGGAGACGGCGGCGGAGGAGGCGCCGGGGCTCGACGACGCCGAACTCGAAACCCTACTCCGACGGTTCAGGATCGCTGACGCGGACGGGCGGGCGCCGACCGACGCGGGCTGGTCGCCGACCTGGGACCTCCGGCGGGCGGTCGTCCGCGGCTGGCGGCTCAAGGCCGCGAAGGCGGCCGGGGCCTACGACCTCTCTACCGACGGGCAGGGCCTCTCGCGCTCGCAGATCGTCTCGAACTGCCTCCGGATGGCGGATACCTACGCTCGCGGGGCGCTCGCGTCGCCGGTCCTCCCGGGGCAACACGCTGTCGTCGAGGCGGAGTGAGATGATCAGCCGGGCCGAGGTCGAGCGGGCGCGGCGGGACGTCGCCGAGGCGCTCTTCGACACGCCGATGACCGTTCTGCGGCGGGCGGAGGCGCGCGAACCCGGCGGCGGTTTCGTCTCGACCTACAGCTCCGTCTGGGAGGGGCTCGGCCGCTACGCGCCGTCCTCGGCCGCCCAGACGGAAATCGCGGCGCGGCTCAACTACACGACATCAGTCACGATTACGCTCCCGGCCGGGGTCGACGTCCAGGCGGACGATCGGGTCGTCGCCGCCGGACGGACCTTCGAGGTCTTCGCCGTCCTCGGGCGGCGGACCTGGGAGATCGTCACGCGGGTGCTCGCGGCGGAGGTGACGTGATGGGCTCCCTCACGCGCTACCGGAACGACCTCCCGACGCTGATGGATCGTCTCCAGAGTTTCCTGTACCAGCTCGTCCGGCGGCAGACGGTCCAGGCCGAGCGGCTAGCTCGGCAGTACGCGCCGATCGTATCCGGCAACCTCGTCAACTCATCGGCCTCCGAGGTTACGCGACCGTCGTCCTCGCAGTTCGTCGGCGAGGTGGCCTTCAATGCGCACTACGCGTCCTACGTCAACTTCGGGACGGGGCGGGCCGGCGCGGCCTCCGACGTACCGAACCGACCGCCGGAGGTCAACTACGGGCCGTCTCGGGGACGGCCGGCAAAGCCCTACCTCTCGCTCGCCATTACGCAGTCCTTCCAAGAGCTTGTGGACGCTATCGCCGCTATCGAGCGTGAACTATGAGAGACCTCGACGCCGCGATTTACGGCCTCCTCAGCGACGACGCGACCCTCGCCGGCCTCGCTCCGGGCGGCATCTGGCGGCAGGTCGCGCCGGGCGATACGCCGACGCCCCTCGTCGTCTTCCGGACGACCGATACCCAGGACAGCTACGCCTTCTCGGGGCTCGCCTACCGGCGGGTCACGATCGAGGTCGTGGCGGTCGACCGGGCCTCCTCCGCCGAGGCGGCCCAGGCCGCCCTCTCGCGGGCGGATGCCCTCCTCTCCGACTCCGACGCCGACCTCTCGTCGCGGATGTCCGCCTGGGCCGTCCGGGCGATCCGGAGGCGCTCCGGAGGCGAGGGCCACTTCATCGACGCCGGCGGGACCGTCTGGCAGACGGCATCGTCGACGTACGGCATCATGGTGACACCGCTATGAAGCGCTACCGGGCTCGGGTCGGGCTCAACACGCCCAAGGGCAGGTTCGAGGTCGGCGACGTCGTCGAGGGGCTCCCTCGGCGGTCGATCCCGGACCTCCTCGCCGGCGGCTACATCGAAGAGATCGACGACGACGATACGCCGGCGGACGACCGGCCGGCCGATGACGAGCGGAGTACGACATGACGACGATGCACGGCTCGAAGGCCAGGGTGTACGCCGGCGCCTACGACCTCTCGGGCTTCCTCTCCTCCTTCTCTGCCTCGGCCTCGGCGGATACGGCGGAGGTGACGACCTTCGGAGCGGTCGCGAAGACGTACATCGCCGGCGTCCGGGACGGGACGCTCTCCGGGGAGGGGTACTGGGACGGCGACCCAAACGCCGTCGACGCGGTCCTCTCTGCCGCACTCGGGACGGTGACGATCGTCTCGTACTGGCCCCAGGGGGACAGCTTCGGGGCGTCGGGGCGGGCGGCCGAGACGACCGGGCCGACCTCCTATGAAGTGTCCTCGCCGGTCGACGGCGCGGCGACTATCTCCCTCGAACTCCAGTCGAGCGGGGGCCTCCACTACGTCAGGTCGCTCCTCCCGAAGACGACGGTCTCGGGCAACGGGAACGGCTCGGCCCTCGACAACACGGCGGCGACCTCGAATGGCGGGGTCGGCTACCTCCACGTCTTCGGGGTATCGTCCGGCTCCCTCGCCGTCAAAATCCAGGACTCGGCGGATAACTCCGTCTGGGCGGACATCATCACCTTTACGGCGGCGACGACCGGCGGCGCCCAGCGCGTCGCGATCACCGGGACCGTCCGGCGGTACGTCCGGGCGCTCTGGACGATTACCGGCGGGGCGACCCTCGCCGTCGGCTTCGCGCGGCTCTAGAAAGGAGGCGACAACATGGCGACGACGCACGGTTCCAAGGCGGTCTTCAAGGTCCAAGACTCCGGCGGGGTCCTCCGGGACCTCTCGGCCTACCTGACCTCGGCCGGGCTCTCCCGCTCGGCCGACACGGCGGAGATCACGACGCTCGGCTCGACCTCGAAGACGTACATCCCGGGGCTTCTCGATGGGACGATCCCCATCGAGGGGCACTACGACCCGACCGTCGACGGCTACCTCGCCGGCATCCTCGGGATGGAGCGGCCGTTCGAGTACTATCCGGCCGGCGAGCCAGCCTCGACCTCGAAGCCGAAGTACACCGGCTCGTGCATCCTGACCTCGTATGAGGCCTCGACTCCGGTCGACGACGCCGGCTCGATTTCGGGCGAGTTCCAGGTCACCGGGGCCGTCACGCGGGCGACCTCATGACGGGCTATCTATCCCGGGACGAACTCCTCGCGCTCGACGACCTCCCGACGATCGACCTCCCCATCCCGGAGTGGGGCGGCCGGGTCGTCCGGCTCCGGGCGCTCACGAAGGGCGAGCAGCTCGACATCCGGCGGGAG